CATCTAACGCGGCATAGGTCATGGTGCAGGTATCTCCGTAACTGGGACGCGGATGCTTGCGCCTTTTGCCGCCCTGTGTCTTATCTCAACACGGTCAGCATTAAGTCTGGCAAAGTTCATTAATGAGATTCTGTCGATGTCTAAAATCGCTACCGCTTGTCCAAGTGATGTATCGATGTTCAGCGTTTCATTCAAGCCCGCTGATACCGCAGTCGTTACGCGTCTATACAATATCGTCCCGCTGTTAAGCTGAATCATAATGTCGCGGTTAATCATGTCAACAAATCCAATATTTAACACCGTCATTGTAACGTCTGACGCTCCCACCGGTGCGGTTAGCTGTATATCACGGCCCCATGAAGGCCGCCAGAATCCACGGCTCTTTCCCCTGACAGCATACAGCCACCGGCGAACCTCCCACAATTCCGTATTGCTTAATACATCCCATGCCATAGCGCCAGTTGTGCTGACATAGTTCAGCGCCTTGAATACAGCCACCACGCCGGAATCACCATCAACAGTATCAGACGCATGAATAACCTGCTCATCCATGCTACTAGAGGCTATCGGCTGGACTGTTAGCACTGGCTGGCTTCGATACGTTACCGCCCCGAAGTCTTCAGCAACGTCCATCACGTCAACAGCAAAGAATGCCGCGCTCACGTTCAACAGGCTTTCAACCGCTGCCCGTGAGAACGTGTAATCTTGGCCTGGTCGCATTTGATAAACAGGCATCACATACGCGTCCGCATATGCCGATACGGTAGCCGCTGTCAGTAATAGATTGCCAGCCGATACCGTTTGCACCGTGGCAAGTTCCCATAGGTTAAACTCGTCAAAAATTACAACTTGCCTTGTCGCCTCATATTGAGCGTTGGAAGTGTCGAAAACTAACGAGGTGATGCCACTTGCAAGAATCCCTAATCTAGTAGCCTCGCCCCATAAAGGAACGGCCAATTCAGTAAGGCTCGTGGTGCGGGCTATGGTGCGCGCTAACGCCGCTTGCTGGTTGTCCAGCATCATCGTATAGGATATTGTTAAGCGTGGGCGAGGGCGCGTATTAATCCGCTGCTCTGAAGCCCTGCTCGATATAATGTCCGTCCGCCATTCAAGCGTTTCAGTAAATTCTACTTGTGGAACAAATGGCCATATATCCATTACGCGACTAGCTGCTTAATTGTCGATTGATTCAGCCTGACCACGTTCATTATTACTTGCTCTCCAGCGTCTGACCCCATGTAGTCACCAATTACAGCAGTGTCGAAGGCATTCACTATCCTGATATTATTCTGGCTTGGCTTGCTTGCCTCGGTCAGCATGTTTGCGGTGTCTTTTCGGCTGGTGACATTAGCGGGGCCGTTGATAATCTCTGGGCCGAACTCACCAACAAGCCCAAATTGTCCGGCTGGTATTTTTCCACCTTTATCAAATGCGCCTGCGCTTGTGCCTCTGATTGTGCTTAGTACTGTAGCGCCTTGAGACACGGCCGCCGCCGCCGCTGGTATGCCAGCCGGAAAACCTAGAGCAATCGCCTTTGATACGCCTTGCTGAATGCTAATGATAGACTGTGCTATTGCGAATGCTTTGCTGGCCGCGAATAACGCCCTCGCCGCTGTGCTTTGCTCACCTGCAAACGCACTGGCAAGCCCAGCCAAGCCACTAAACAATTGCGAACTGGCAGAAAGCACAAGCTTATTGCGCTCTTGCTCAAGCAATGCAATCTTTTCGTTACGTTGATTAGTTAGCTCGACCTCAAGCTCGGTTCTAAGCTCTTCGCTTAACTTGACGTTGCTTAATATCAAATCACGCTTCGCCGCGAATTGGTCATTAATTGCGGTTAGCTGCTCATTGAATGTGTCAGGCGTGGCGAAGTCGCCCAGTGCTTTAGTCGCGAAGTCTTTATTGAGGCGGTCGCGCAAGTCATTCTGCTTTGCCGATCCTTCTTCGGTATTCGCGAGGATAATAGCAAGCCGATTATCGAAGCTTTCCTGTATTACTTCCTCTTCAGTCCTGAGCGAACTACGCAAGGTTTCAAGTTCCGCACCTTTGGAAAGCTTTAATTGTGCGAGGGCTTCCGATCGTTCTGCGTCTATTTTATCGGTCAGGCTTTTCCGTAGGTCAGGATCGACTAAAGTGTTTTTGTCGATGATCTCTGCTCGTGCTTTATAGCTTGCCTCGATTGCTTCCTCTTCTGTTCTAAGCGAGGCGCGCAGGCTGTCAAACTCTCGTTTACGAGCTTCTAGCTGTGCGAGTGCGGCCTTTTCTAATCTGTTACGTGCTGCTTTTTCTGTCGCGGTTTCGCCTTTGTCCTGAAATCCATCACCTCCAACTTTAAACCCGCCTAACCTATCGCCACCAGCAGTTTTCCGCGCAGCGGCTTCCTCGTCGAACGTTTTCCTAAGGTTTTTTGATGCTTTAATTTGTGACTCTGTTGAGTTTATGCTTGCGTCACGTTCCTTTAGGATACTGTCTATGCTCGATAAACGTGCGACAACGCTTGCATCGAGCCGTGCGTTCATTTTATCAAACGCGACACCGACATTGTCGAAGAAGCTAAAGTCTACTTTAGTGTCCAAGAACGTTTTTACAGCCACGAACTGGTCAACCATAAACGCCAGTTCAACCGCAACCAACTGAACGAGCGACCTTATATTTTGAGGCAAATTGCCGAACTCGTTAATAATACGGTCAACCTCATCACCTACCGCCTTCGCTAGTCCGTTCTCAGCGCTCACCCCGAATACTTCGCCCCATAGCTTTTCAATTATTCCTAACGTCCTATCTATATCACGGCCAAAACCATCAAATTGACCCGCAATAGCAATCAGCGCTGCCTCTGCTTGTCCTGATTCAAGCATAGCATTTAGTTCTTCGAGTGCATCAATGCCAAGGCGCACAGCGTCTTCCATTGCTACACCAACGCCAGCCTGACTAATATTTAAAAATAGCTTGTTCCATTCGTCCCCAAGGTTTGATATTGCACCATCAAGAGTTTTGACCCGTTCAGCCATTGCCCCAGCGAACTGATTGTCTCCAAGTGACTTTAAAAACCCCTCGATTTCAGCAGCATTTTTGCCAACCGTAGTCGCGACCCCTCGAAAGGTGAAGGTTACTTGATCGCCTTGTGACTTTGTTTTAATGCCGAACTCTTTAAGCCGCTCAAACTCTCCCGTAGCAGCGTCTGCCACGGCTTCGATTAGCTGGTTTAACGACTTGCCCATCGCGGAAGCCGTGTTCCCGTAGGATGTTAGAGCGGACTCTGACGGGTTTAATCCGAGGTTGACCAACTTAGTGAATGCGTCTGTGACCTGCGCAAGATCGAATGGAGTGGCTTTTGCGAAATCCTGGATCGCCCCGAAAGCAATGGCGGCATTTTCAGCGCTTCCGGTCGCAGTAATGAGTTGAGCATTAAGGATGTCAAACTCACGCGCTACGCTTATCGTCTTGACCAGCCCCGCCAATGCGGTGGCCGCGATAGCTACGGGGCCAATAAACCGCGTAAATGCAGACGTTAGACCGTTAGTGGCACGTTCAGCGCGCCCCCCAGCCGCGCCTAAGCCCTGCAATCGTCTGGCCGCTAAATCCGCCTCTACTGATTGAATTCGTATCTGAAGTCGCGCTAGATCATCCACTGATTACCCTCCAATATATGCGGTCAAGCGCCTTGATTAATTCCACTTCGCTGGCGTTAATGTCCTGCCTTGTTAAGTCCGCCCATGCTTTAATCTCAGTATAAACGAGCGGTTCGCTACCTTTTAGTTCAAGATACCACTGCCAGACGTGAGCTAATTCATCCGGCAGGTTGTGCTTGTTCTCAAGCCCTTCAGGTTTGCGGCCTAACGTTTTCCATACTTGAGTTAAATGATCTCTTAACCTGACTTTTGAACCTTTTGGACATTTTTCAAGCTTGATCTCTGCTTGCGCCCATTCGCAGAGTTCATGGGCTTTTTTGCGGCAAATTCCGCCCTTTTCACAGCGAACCGATTAATCATATCAGCTATTTGAGGGGCTTCCTTCAGGAACTCGGCGGCTCCTGCTACCGACTCGCCAAATGACCAAGAAGCCACCAGCGAGGCAAGGCATTCAAGCTCAACATCACGAGACTTTTCCGCCCGGTCCACCTCGTTCTCGATCATTGATATTTCAATAGCCTTGCGCTTCGCGAACATTTCAGCCTGCCGGAAATGGTCAGAGTCAACGCCCCTGACGCATATCCAATGTTCGCTCTCGCTGCCATCTGGATGGGTCAACGGCAATCGAACTCCATCGTTCGCCGATTGCCGCGTGTAGAACTGCTTCATGGAGTCGATCATAGTGGTGTGCGCTCGATTACGAGGTTGGTGCTTGTGTCTGCATCAAGCAAGGCTTGGAATGGCATAGTAAGCGTTACCGGGCCTTCGCCTGACACGTCCGGCTGTCCGCCTGTATATTGGATGCGCGGAATTCTGAACCGTTTTCTATTGCCAACTCCGTCCGGCAAGGTAAACACTAGACTCGATTCGGTTTCATTGATGAATTTTTCGACCAAATCAGAATCCTCGAAGAACGCTGTAACCTGTCCGGTAAGATTCGAACGCCCGACCGATGGTAATATCGTATTTGCATCACCAACAACAAAACGTGGCGCAAGTCCATTCTCAAGCGTTAGTGTCATTTCGGTGATTACCGCAATTACCACACCGCCTTCCTCCAACGCGCCCGTGAATGAGTCAAGCGGCTTTGTCGTTGTTGCGGCTGGGTATGTGGGCGTACCTAATGCGGTCAAATCTGTTGCAAGCGTCTGACTCTTGCCAACAACCGCGAAAGTACCAGTTACGATAGCATTAGCGGCTACGGACAGAGTCATCGTATTAAGCTCAACGCCACGATAAATATAATAAGGCTTATCGGCTGTTTGAACATCCGCGAAATGGCGAACCATCGTAAATGATGATCTAGTGGTGCCTGATTGAATGCTCTCAGAAGCGACCACTAGTTCGTCACCGGTTCCTGACTCAATGCCATGTGCCCCGCTCAGAGGGGTAGTGGTAAGCGTTAATGCTGCCACTGCTGTTACGGTTGACTTCCCGTTAAATCCAGAACCGACATAACCGCTTGACGTGACAGTTTGCCCGACAAGGAAGCCATCTGTTACAAAGCTTCCTGACGCACGACTAAACCCCGTTCCTGTTGCATCAAGAGTGGTTGTGCCAGTCGTCGCAGGCGCAGCCCAATCAGCAGACAATAAAACGCCTTGTAATAGGTCGTCAAACGTCCCATAACTCAACTCGAAATTAACATCGCCCGACACGTTATTTGCACCTAGCCTGAAGTCGGTAATCATCCGATCTGACCGGATTTCTTCTGACTGAATAGAGTCTTTATTCAATCCTAATGTGGTTCCCGTGCTTCGAACTAGGTCAAGAGCTGGGTTCGTTGGGGTGGTGCCGTTCGTAACTTCTTTTACTGCATATAGTGAATGTCTGCTTCCGTCTGCCATGCCGATCTCCTTTAAATACGTGTAGTGCGTGCGTAATAATTAACCGATACGCTCAAACGGTAATACCCTTCCACATGGCGGCCTGCCGAAAGCGAACATGAAGCAATTCTAACCTCTTGCGCGCCTGAAAATATCGCCTTGCCAGCGGTAAAAAATGCAATAAATTCGTCCGCCTTCGTTAGAATCGACGCGGTTCCCTTGTTCAGTGGATAGTTAATGTCAATCTGTAATATGCCGGGGTGGTCATCCTCGCCAGCATCGCCTAAAGTGACTGGACTGCTATCACCTCGTAGATTGTGCAGCTGTATCCAAAGGCCGCTTGCTGGCTTGCTTGCATCCTTTAGGTCGCGGTTAGGGTAACCCATAGGGGTAACACTATCGACCGAAATAACAGCATCAACTAGCGCATTCTCAATACCTATGTAATTAGCCGCCACGAGCTACCCTTTTCGCGCTCTTTTTTACGATTGAGCCCCACCGTAAAACACTTATTCTAACCATGCCATTCGGCGCTTGTATCCTTGAGTGCCCGTCGAATTCTATTCGATTCGCATACGGTAGATTGTTAGTGAAAAATATATCAGCGTCTAACCTCCCCGCCAATGCAGCGCGCATTCTCTCGGTCGCGCCAGTCGTCGCGGTTGTTGTTTCTCTGCTTCCGCGTCCAACATTGGCAAACCAATTTGATCTAAGCCGCCCTGTGTCAACTGGTGTCCGCTCGATAATATCGCCAAACAGCTCCAACGCGGCCATGCGCTTAACTTTAGTGTGCTTTTCCATTGTCTCACGACCGAATCGGCGTAGATTCCCAGCGAAACTCATCTTGATAGCCCTAAAGTGTAAGCAACAACGACAGCAGCAGGCTTTATTTGCTCGACCTTTGACAATGAGTGCCAAATCGCATCAACTAGCACTTCCTCGCCTGCTTGTGGGACTGCGTCCGCCCGTAGGACAAGAACTCGCGCAGATGACCAGTCACCACTAACGCCGCCCGTTATATCCTTAGCAACCGATTGTGCCGTCACCACTCCAACCACTGATCGCGTAGCACCTTCAACTGTGCTCAGCGTTGCCGGGTCATAGACACCTTCCGCCCTTACGGTGTAAGTCGTGCCGAGCTTATCGAATACCGGCGCAAGCTTCGCGACAATGCCGGTATAAAGTGCGTCTGATGTCATGCCTTGACGAAAAAGTTAGATGATTCAGTGAACTTTTTACATAGTCTGTCAGCAAGCGGAAATCCTAGTGGAGTAGATGCTGTTGCACTCCCTTGATACTCGGATTCAACTTTAATCGGCCCGACTTGTAATACTTCTTTTTTGACATTTTTTGCTGTAGATGCATCCGCTGGGTATAGCGTACCATTCAGCGACTCAAGCGTATAAATGATTGATGCGGTCTTAATGTCTTCCGGTAATCCTTCGATTGCTGTGCCATACCGATTATATAAATAGCTACGTGGGAACTCTAATGCTTGGGTATCCAACAATGGAGTGCCGCGATACCGATCTCCCCAGCGCAAGTCCGCATAGCTTGCCCCGTCTATCAATGCAACCGTAATCTGTGCAGCGCCAAACTCAGCCACATCCACATTACGGTCTTTATAATA